GTGGCTCACCATTTAAAGTAATAACACTAGCATCAAGTGTTCCTGTAACTGTTGCGTTTGATACGTTAAGAGATGTTGCTGTAATACTTCCGCTAATCGTTGCATTAGTAGCAGTTAAAGCTCCTGTTGAAGATACAGTAAAAACACCGCTATTAACATTTATAGCATTAGCAATAACTGTTCCAGTAGTTATTATATTTCCTGTAGAGATAATATCTGCAACATTTAATCTGGCTGTATTAATAGTCCCAGTTGTTATAACCCCACCACTAATTGAAGTAACATTAGTATTAACTTGACCGCCATTAATAAAAGCAGAATCATTGGTCAAATCAGATATATTATCTCCACCAACAATAATATTTCCTGCAGTAATAATATCTGTAACATTCAATCTAGCTGTATTAATAGTTCCTGCTGTTATCTTGGTTGCATTTAGATCATTAATTTTTGCATTAGTAATAGCTAAATTTGCTATCTTTGCACCTGTTACGCCATCGCTTGTTCCAGTAGAATCTGGTAATTTAGCTGTAACAATTGCATTGTCTTTTATATCTGGTGTTCCAGTAGGAGCATCGCCAATAGTAAAAGTTAATGTAGTTGGTGAAGATTCAACACCCATTGAATTAAGACAAGTAACACTAGCAACATAATTAGCATCTACAGGTAAGAAATTTAGATCACAATTATTAACGTCAATAATACTATTTTTAACTTGATTACCTGAACTATCTTTTACATTAACCCTAAATTGATGCGTTGGAAAATCTGTTGGTAATGTCCAAGAAATAAAAGGTCTACCTGTAGCACTAGCATCTGTATCAGTAAAAGATAAGCCTGTTGGCGGTAAAACTGCATATGCAGAAGGTATGTTAGCTAGTTTTTCAAGAGGTTCTTGCGGTGGTACTTCCCATGTATAAACATCAAAATATTCATCCATAGAAACAGTTAATAACCCTGAAGGTTGTATTTCTAATAATTCAATTCTAAATAATTTGTTATTAAATCCAAGCCCAGCGTATGTAAGCGACACGATATCACCAACGTTCGTTTTAAAAAGTTCTGGTGTTGCAGCAAAAGTTACTCTAGTTTGGTTTCTTGATCTAGTAAGAATAGCCTTACCCATATTGTATGCAATATATGGATCTGTACAATATGGAAATTCAGCTCTTATTTCTAAAACCTCACCACCATCATCATAAGTATAATCTTCTCCACTAACTGATGCAGTATGTAAAACTATTTGAGTATCTAATTCATATTTTTTATTAGCATTAAAAAACTCAACAATAACTTTATTTGCTCTTTTGTCTTTATCACCATAAGTTACTGATATACCAGCTTCATCTATTATGTGATTATCATTTATATCAAATGTAGATGAACCAACATCTTCTACTTGCAGTTCATAATTACCATCAAAATAGGTAAAAATACCACGCATATTAGATAACAATTCATTTGCATTTTGCATAACAGTTTTATTGCCATCTACATAACCATTTGTTACAAATCGTCTAGGCTTTACTCGGTATGAACCTGTTTGTGAACTGTAGTTATTTGTTAAACTTGCATTGATAAATATTCTGTAATTAACATCGGTTTCATTAAAAAAACCATTTCTTCTTGCTTCTAATATTTCAACAGAATCTAAAACACCATTACCATTTGCATCAAATAAAGATAACAATTCAGAAACTTTACTTTGAAACCAATCAGTATCAGCAGTTGTTCCATTAATAGTAATATAATTATCGCCAGAATTACCACTCCAAGTAAGAGCTTTATTACTACCATTAAAAAATGGTTGTTCAACTTGTACATCACAAAGATTAGCTGCTGTAGTAAAGGTTGAAAAATTAACTTTATTACTTGGCAAACCTTTTCCATATTCATTATTTAAAATGTAATCTTGAAAAATTATTGCTGGATTATCAGACCAGGCATAGGTGCTTGGTGTTGCTAGTCTTTGAGAACCGCTACCGCCATTTGTTGAATCTTGTCTTTGGTCGTATATTTTTTTACCTTGTACTTGTACTGTAATTTGAGGAACACCTCTAAATTGTCCTTTACTGTCATAAATAAATGAAGCTGCGATATAAGCAACACCATTTAACTTATGTGCTGTAGTCCATTGACTTCCAATAGATGCTCTAAGCATAGGATCAGCAGTTTGTGTTGCAGCTCCATGATGTGCATTAAAGACATATCTATAACCGCTTGATGCTGGATTAGTACCAAAAGTACCACCAGTTAAATCTACTGAACCAGTTGTTTGATTTGCAGTACATAATGAGCCAGCTCCAGAAGATATTTTATCTGAACCAATATAACCACCATTTCTAAACTGATTACGATCAGTTAAAGGATTACCATCAATTTCTAATGATTCAAGCATTATGTTTTCAACCTCGCCAACACTTAATGCATAAACAACGAATAAATGTGAAGAAGAATTAGCTGAAGTGTCCATGTAGACAACCTGTGCACCTACCCTTCTAGTACCATAAACAATTGGTAACTTACCACCTGCTGCAACTTTGTTAGCTAATATATCTTGACCTTTAGCCAACATATCTCGCATTTGCATAAAGTTTCTAGTACCAACAACTAAAGTAGCTGCTGTTGCAACAAGCATAGCTTTACCTAATGCAGCACTTCCTAAAAATGTAGCGTTAGCCCATGTGTTTTTTAAAAATGTTCCTATTGCAGTAAAAAAAGCAGATACAATAGACATTATGAACCCCACCTAACATCTTCTTTTACTTGCGTTGCAAATTCAAAACCCCTATCACCAGAACTAAACTCTTGTTGCGATGCATCGCTAAAATGCCTGCCCTTTGTTAAATTCCAATTACTCCAATGACTAGCAACTGTAAGCTGTATTGTTGAATTATTAATAGTTTCTTCAATAGATACGTTTCTTATATTTCCTGTAAAGTAAGATATAGCACCAACTATTGCATCATTATCATCAAAATATGCTAAATAAACTTCAACAGTTTTATCAGTAAATGCTCCAGTTTGAACTAAAGAACGCACTTGATCTGTTACGTTACTAAAGCCTAAATTTATTTGGTCTATTTGCAGTGCACCTGTTTCAGTTGTTGCATCAACTGTTAAAAACGAACCGCCAGCTTCGTAAGTTTCTGAGTTATATATAACGTTAGTATAAAAATCTGTAAGTCTAATAATAGTAGATAAGTTTAATTCTACTAAGAACGCTTGTTTGGTTGATGTTGCTGATACTTGGGATTGTAGGGCTGTACTTAAATTTCTTGGCATTATGTAATAACTTCCCTAACATCAAATGAGATATTATAAAAACCGCTTGCATTTGTTGAATACATAATTTCATTACTTTCAAGATAAACAGTAAATTGAGGTTTATTTACAATAACTGCTACATTGTCTGTTAGAGCTGTTATTAGATTTGGGCTTATTAGAACTGTCATCTGACCAGAAGAATTTGCATCTATGTCTGTTTGCACCATATAAACTTTAGAATGATTTGCAAACTTAATTAAATCACCAGCTTTTAATGCTCCTGTTTGATTAGCTGTAAATCCATCTAGTGCTATTGAAGCATCGCCTGCTGTATGGCTGCCTACTACTTGTATGTCTGTTTCACCCTTTGCTGCTCCTAAATTATCTAATGGAGCTGCAATAGTAAAATCTTCAAAACTACCTTTTTGTTTTTGTAAAAATGCAAAATATGCCTGTGCGTTTTCTTGTTTTAATGGTGGCATTTGTACTGTAAAGCTAAAGTATTGACCGCCAATTTGTCTAACTGATTTTTTACCAGATAATGTTTGGTTTAATAAAGTTGGTCTATTGTCTTTAAATTGTGTTGCAGCAAAATTAACTGTCGTTGGATATTGTCCACTCATTAAGCTACCCCCACTTTGCCTTGCGTATTCATGGCATTATTTATTATTTGAGTTATTAATCCTTTTCTTGATGCTAACAATTGGTCAAATCCAGCAGCATCTACTGTTGATATATTAAAGTTCACTGTTGCACCCATGCCTTGTCCTTTTTCGTGATCTATAACTGTTTCGTTTGGATGTAAAATAGCTGGGAAACCACCCTTACCATCTACACCACCAGCTCTAGCACCCATTCCTGTATAACCACCACCATCAAAAGAAACACCACGACCAGATTTAGTGGTTCCGCTACCTGATCCTGCTGCTGTTCCAAAACTAAATAGGTTTAATAGATTTCTAATAACTAACTGTTGTATTGCTACCCTTATTAATTCTTCAACAACAACTGATGCAAAATCTTTAAATGCAAGTTTTCCAGTTTTTAAACCATTAATTATTGCATCTTCAAATGTTTTCATAGACTTAACGCCTACTTGTTCCATTGTTTTACCAACCTCATTTATTTGATCTTTATATACTGCTAATGGGCTTCCAATGTCTGTCATTTTTACGCCAGTATCTTTTAAGGTTTTGTTAAATTCTTCGTTTGAATCTCTTATATCATCTAAGGAAAGTTTAAAACCTCTCACATTGTCTGCTGTTATTTTTGCTTTATTTCCAAAATCTGTGGTATTTTTTTCTAAAGCAATAATGTTCATTCTAAAATTTGAAGCCTGAACATCTAAATCAAATATTTCTTGTTTAAAATCCTGAAATGGAACTGCATCCAACATCCGCATTTGAAATTCAAAAAATGCTATTGCTGCTTCACTTAATATAATTTTTATATTATTGACCATAGTTGCAACACCATCAGCAAATATTCCAAAATGCTCTAT